TAAATTATCTGCTTCTTAATTTCAATTTATAGGGTATCTTATTATTAGATACCCTTTTTTTTATCATGCCAGAAGGAAAAGCTTACAAGATTACTAAGAAGAAAAAGAAAAAAGGTGGAAGGGATTCACTTAAAATTAAAAAGTATTAGATCATGGCTATAGCTGCAACAACTGAACTTGAAGCAATCAACATAATGCTTGCTGCAATAGCAGAAGCTCCAATAAATAGTTTGACAGGCACACTTCCAGTAGATGCTGTTACTGCTCAATCAACTCTTGCTGAAATTAATAAGGAAGTTCAATCAGAAGGTTGGTCTTTTAATACAGAGATTGATGTAACTCTTACTAGAGATGGATCTGACCATATCAGCTTGCCAGCAAATGTCTTAAGAGTAGATGCAAATATACAACAACACCCAACCATTGATCCTATTCAACGTGGATTAAAACTATATGATAGACAAAATAATAAGTATGAATTTGATGAAGACTTAATTTGTACTGTTGTTTACTTTAGAGATTTTGATGAGATAACAGAACAGGCAAGAAGATATATTAATATCAAAGCTGCAAGAGTATTTGTTGATAGGTTAGTTGGAGATGAAGGACTAAGAACATATACAGAACAAGATGAAACTAGAGCAAGAACTATATTAACGGAGACAGATTACGCTAATGCAGATCACAACTTATTAAGAGGAGATCCTTCTCTTACCAGTATCTTTGATACTTACAATCCTTCTAGTGCTTTAATTAGATAACCATGCCTGTTATATCAAGAGCTATTCCTACATTACTAAGAGGAATATCACAGTCTTCTGATGCTTTGAAGCAACCAGATCATGCTGATATACAAGACAATGCTGATAGCAACCCTGTTCTTGGTCTAACAAAACGAAGTGGTTTGCAATATGTAACTTCTTTATCATCTTCAACTCTTGGCAACGTACATATACAAACTATAAATAGAGATGCAAGCGAAAGATATGTAGCCATATTTAGTAATGGCAATGTAAAAGTTTATGATATAGATGGAACAGAGAAGACTGTTAACAAACCAGATGGTACTAGCTACCTAAATACTTCTAATCCTAGAAGTGTAATGAAGACAGTTACGATTGCTGATTATACCTTTGTTGTTAATACCAGTATCTCAGCAGCTATGGATTCAACTCTTAGCGGTGGTACTGGTACGAAAGCAATTATATTTATTAACCAAGCAACTTCTAAAACAACCTACTCTGTAACGATAGATGGAGTTACAGTAACAGATAACACAGATGGAGATTCTACTCTCAGTACAGATACAGTTGCAGCAGATTTAAAAACAGGTCTTGATGCTGGTTTAACTGGTTTCACTATTGCACGAAATGGTCCTGTTCTCTATGTAAAGAAGAATGATAATTCTGATTTTTCTATAGATGGTAGTGACACTCAAGGTGATACCAAGATGACAATAGTAAAAAATTCAGTACAAAGATTTACTGATCTTCCAACTGTTGCACCTAATGGTTATGTTGTAGAAATTAAAGGAGATGAGAATACTGACTTTGATAACTATTACGTTAAGTTCGTTACTAATAATG